ACACTCTTTATCCAAAGCTTTTATTATGGCTTTTGTTTCATCTGAAAGCGGTAAAGTTCTTTTGTTAACAGATGTGTTGTAGGCTTTTGGTGTTAGGTCGTTTTTTCTAACATAATCTGTTATTCTATCATATAGTTCTTGTGTTTCAATTTTCATTGATTTTAACACTTTCGTACATTCATTGTCATCGTCTGACAAAATAGACAGAATAACGTGTTCTGGTCTAACCTTGATATCATCGAAAGATTTTGCCTCTTTTACTGAATGATTCATTATAATCTTGACCTTTGGGTAAATCTCTCTGTTCATACACTACGTTTTTGTTTTTAAATCTTAGCAAAATTACTAAAAATTTTTTATAAAATCAACTATTGATTTTTATGATAAATATTAGTATCTTTGTATAAAAAGTAAAGAATGAGTACAAACATGGCACCAAAATTTGGTAAAGTTGAATTGCTGGTTAAAAACACTGATTATTCTAAAAGAAATTCAAGCTCAATAACTAAGATTGAATTTGAGGATTGTGGGTTGATGATTACTGGCGATTATATCGTTGTAATTTTAGATGAACGAGATGAGGTAAATAAACTAACAACTAGTACTGGTAGAATATTTCATATGAGTGAAATAACAGCATATAAAACATACGCACAATAACAAAACAAAAATAAATTAACTATGATTTTAAAAAAAGTAGAAAAAAACGAAAAAACAAAAGCGATTTATTCTTCATCGAATATTTGCGCATCTGTTTATGATAACGTGTCTGGTGACCTTACACTTATCTTCAATAACGGTGGTCAATACAAATACGCTGGTGTGTCAAAAACAGATTACATGCGTTTTGAATTGGCTGATAGTCAAGGGTCTGTAATGAATACGCACATTAAAAAATACCCAACTACAAAATTGGATAAGGTTGACACAACTGAAATCCTTAAAGAGGTAAAAGAATTATCAGAGGCTTCAAAACCAACGGTAACACCAGAAGTTGCTACCAAAGAAATGTTGTCGGCAATGACTGATATTATTTCAAACCACTTTAAAAACGGAAACGTAACATCAGCTTCGTTATTGGCTTTAAAGGGTAAAATGACTCAGTTTGAAGATGTAACAAAAAAACAACCAGAATTAGTAAATGAATAATCTAGATATTAACTATCAAAATTTATTAAAAGACATTTTAGAAAATGGTACTCAGAAAGGTGATAGAACTGGGACGGGTACCATTTCTGTCTTTGGTCGCCAGATAAGACACAAGATGTCAGAAGGGTTTCCATTACTCACAACAAAGAAAATGTATTTCAAAGGAGTTGTAACGGAATTGTTATGGTTCTTGCGTGGCGATACAAACATAAAATACCTTGTTGATAACAATTGTCATATTTGGGACGGTGATGCGTATAAGAAATATCACTCTACATGGGAAATGGATACCTACGGTGTGTTAGATGCTTTATCGCAAGAAGAATTCATCAACAAAATCAAAACAGATAGAATGTTTGCTTTTGAATGGGGCGAATTAGGCCCAATCTATGGAGCTCAGTGGCGTAGATGGTTTCCTGGTGGTATTGACCAAATCGCAAACCTAATCCACGACCTTAAAACAAACCCAGATTCAAGACGATTAATGGTTAATGCTTGGAATGTAGGTGAATTGGATTCGATGACTTTACCACCGTGTCATTATGGGTTTCAAGTTTATACAAGAGAGTTGAGTGAAAAAGAAAGAACTATTTTGTATTTTGAAAAATATGGATACGATTCAGTAAATATGGAAGGTAATGATTTAACTGAAATACCAACCAGAGCAATCTCTTTAATGTGGAATCAACGCTCAGTAGATACTTTCTTAGGTTTACCATTCAACATTGCTTCTTATGGTCTATTACTTGAAATCATTGCAAAAGAAGTTAATATGGTTCCAGATGAATTAATAGGTAATTTGGGTGATGTTCACTTGTATTCAAACCATATTGACCAAGCCAAAGAGCAAATTGGAAGAGAACCCATGGAATTACCTAGTTTAAATATCAAGCTTCATTTTGATAACGAACCATCATTTGTTCCAGAACAATGGTTGATTGATGACTTTGAAATTTTGGGTTATAAATCACATCCAACAATAAAAGCTCCGCTTTCAAATTAAAAACTAAATAAAAGCACCCATTCGGTGCTTTTTTTGTTTTTGGTAATATTTATTAGAAAAGAAATAAAATATGCCAAGAATTGATGATATTCATAGTATTATAGTCCCAGCTCAAAGCCCTAACCTAACCGCACATACTTATAGTGAGATTTTTGGTGGTTCAGTTGGTTGTACAATAGTTGTTAATGGTGTTACTGTTAATGTTGCTCCATCTTCTAACATTCCTATTTGGGTTAGAACGGTTAGTGGTGGTACTGGTTGCTACTTGCTAGGTGAAAATAAAGATGTTTATTTAGGAAGCCCAAATGTTGGGTAAAATATAAAATTTTAATAAAAAAACGAACATGAAAAAATATAACAAAATAAACCCAATCGGTCTAAAAGGTAACCAAATCAATGAACGTATGATTCAATTGATGGGTATTAAACCTATAAACGAAAATAAGAATAACTACGTTGTTGAACTTACTAAAATGGGTCCAGACGGTAAGGCTTATGCTATTGTTAGAGAAAACCACGAATATTATATTAAAGTAACAAACAAGACTTCAAACATTGTAGCTGAAGATTTTAAATACATTGGTGGTTTACAAAACAAAAAATCTGAAGCTTATTCTTCTTACGCTAAAGCAACAAAACACTTAAATTTAAGATTTAACAGTTTGGCTGAAGCTTACAACTACAACGATGATATAAACGTTTTGGAAGATGATAATCTTTTAAATGAAAACGCATTTGCGGCTGGTTTTTCTAGCCAAGGTGGTAATGGATTCTCTGGTGAAGGGAATTTAGAAGGTAACGAGGAAATGTACAAAGAAGAAACTGTATATGAGTATGATGAAAAAGCTATGCAAAATTTCATTGACCAATACGGTGAAGAAAGAGGTAAACAAATTTATTATGCAACTGCAAATAAACAAGATAGAGACCCAGAAACTTTTGAAAAAACAGAGGGTATGACATCTTTTGGTGATGATGTTGAGTTGAATGAATATGAACAAGCTATTGATGAAATGATGGCTAGATATGACGAAGAAGATGAATATGTTGATTATACTATGGGTAACGAAGACGACCCTAATCAATTACCTAACCCACCTAGAGAAATAAACATTCCAGAAGAATTGCATGGTGGTCAACATAAATTAGATGTTGATGGAGATGGTGATATTGAAGGTGATGACTTAAAAAAAGTTAGAGCTGGTGCTTTAGATGAATACTCTATTGAGGAAGCATTGAGAAGTATTGACGAAATGTTTAATTCATTATCTGAAGGGACTGTAAAAAAAAAAGTCTTAACGATAAAAAAGAAGTAACCGAAGAAACAAAATATAAGCTGAAGATTGATGCGCCAGCCCCAGCGGCTCCAGCACCAGCTACAGCGGAACCTATATCCGAACCAGCTGATGACGCTGGTTTCGGTGATTTTGGGGATACCGAAGATGGTGGTGAAGAACCATCAAAAGATGATAAACCTTTTGATGATGAACCATTTGATGCTGGTGTTGAAGCTGATGAAGAGACAGACCCAAAAAAATTCATTGAGCAACTTACTGGAAAATTAGGTCAATCACTTAGAAAATATACTGAAGAACAAGGTGAACCAGATTTCCCATTGGAGAAGTTTGCTATTAATTCATTATTATCAGCAACACATACTGCTGAAATGGATGAAAAAGATAAGAAAGATATAATCAAAAAAGTAAACACTTCTGGAGATGATGGTCAAGATAACGAAGATAGCAATATGGATAATAAAGGCGATTCCAGCGATGATTCTGGCGATGATGGGGATATCAGTGATGAGCCTAGTGGTGGCGTGGCAGATGATTCAGCTGATGCTGAAAAAGAGTTACAAGAATTTTCTGCGTATGAAGGCGAAATGAATAATTTATTCATAAACCCTAAGAAAAACAATATGTTCCAACCAGGTTCTAATGATGTTTTAGATGAAGAGTCAAAAGGTTTATGGGCAAACATTCAAGCTAAAAGAAAAAGAGGTGAAGCACCAGCAAAGCCAGGTGATGAAGACTATCCAGATAAAAAACAATGGAATCGTTTAACCAAAGAAGGTGAAAACGAATCTAACAACTATATGTTTTGGCAAAACCTTAAAGGTATCTTAGATGACGCTACAGAAATTTTGGGTATGAACCAACAAGAAGTTGATGCGTTGATTTGTGATGGTCATCAATGGGCTTTGGAACACGTAATTACAACTAAAGACGATGTTGAAGAGGTTTACCATTTTATTGAAGCTACTTTAGAAGGTAATGCTGATAGCGAATACAAAGAAGGTAAAGTTTCTGTTGACGAAGCTGAGCATGAGTCAAGCAATTACATGTTTTGGGCTAGTTTAAAAACAATCCAACACGCTGCTAAAGAATTATCTGAAATGGATATGCAACAAGTTGATTCTGTACTAGATAATGGTCATGGTTGGGCGTTAGACCACATTGCAACATCAGCTGATGATATGGAAGAGGTTTATCATTTTTTAGCAAACACTTTGGATGCTTATGATGGTGACACTGATGGTGGTTATGAAGATGAATACGGTTCAGTTGAAGAAATTAATTTGAATGAAGCTGAGTATAAAGGTAAAAAAGTTAAACTGGGTAAACCAAGTTCTGGTGATGTAAAGAAGTTTAAAGTTTTTGTTAAAAACAAAAAAGGTAAAGTTGTAAAGGTTAATTTTGGTGACCCTAATATGGAAATCAAAAGAGATAATCCAAAAAGAAGAAAATCTTTTAGAGCTAGACATAAATGCGCACAAGCTAAAGATAGAACAACACCTAAGTATTGGTCATGTAAAATGTGGTCAAAAAAACCAGTATCAAAAATTGTTGGTGAAAACTTGATTACAAACGAAAAAATGAGTATCTTTGGAAAAAATTATTTGAAGACTAAAATTCAAGAAACTTTTAATCAAGACGATATGAATACACCAGCAGTACAACCAGCACCAGTTAAGCAACCAGAAACTAAACCAGTGCAACCAGATACTAAACCAACACAACCAGTGCAACCAGGTAGAAAAAACAAACCTTTTTTACCTATGCCAGAAATTGAAACAGACCCAAAAGCTGTTATCGAAGCAAAAGATTCTTATGAAGTTTATCATAACACCTTTTCTTCAGCGGTTCAAACTGCTTTAGCTTATGCTGAATCAAAGGGTTATACGGTTAACGAGGATGAATGGTTCAACTCAATCGCAACTGGTCCTAAAAGACCAAAAGAAGGTGATACAAACAGATATAGTTTAGCATTATACAAAGATGGTGTTGAACAAAGAAAAACTTTGAACATACAAGTTTATGGGATGGGTAATAAATACGAATTAAACGCATATATAGCTTAATGAAAGGACTTTTTTTAATATATGTTAATAAGGTTGGTAAAGACTATAAGGGTAATTTTATTTACGAATTTATCTTCTCTGACACAACAAAAAACATAGATGGTGATGATTGGGATACGTTCCCAGCTTCTGGTAGACCAGAGGCACCTCATGACCATTTTATTAAAAAAGTTGGTAGGTTGGAATCTGAATTAAAATTGGATGTCATTCAAGAGAGTGACACCTTTGCTGTTTGGGATGCTGTTGATGATGTTATAGCTTTGGCATGGGAGAACATAAATGCTTATGATTCTTACCCAGAAAAAAGACTTTGTTTTAAGTTTGGCGAAACGGGTGAGTCTGTTGAGTCAAAATTATATGAAAAAGACCTAATATTAGAATATAATAAACAGAATTATGAAAAACAAAAATAACATTAATGAAACTGAAAAGTTTAAAATTGGTGTAACGCAAAAAGATTTAAAAAATCGTCAGACTACAAGTACGTTAGCTAATCTTCAAAAACAAAACCCAGACATTGAAGTATATTTTACAAAAGATAATAGTAGCGATACGTCAATTTCAGATTTATTTGAAACTGGTGAAGTTATTGAACCACAAGACCAAGCTACTATCAAATATCTTTCAAATGTAAAAGATACTAACACTGGTGAGATTTCAAAACCATTTACAATTGACGGTAAAAACTATCAAATGGTAAGGGGGTTGAACCCAAATAAAGAAGTTATCATGGCAGTTTATTGTTTTGATGATATGGACAATGCTGGTAACAACATCATCCATTCAGTTGAACAGTTTGAAGAAAATATTGTTAAACCAGTTTTTGAAAGAGAAAAATCTACTAAACAACCAGTTGAGGAATATGACTATGCTGCTGCTGAAAGAGAATATTTTGATAGAGAGGATTTAATGAACTATCTAAACCTAAGAGATTTAGAAGGTTACAAACATTTCTTTGTTAACATAAACACTGGTGAAATTGTGGGTAAGTTTAACAACTACAAAGAAATGATGAGGTCTGGTATCAAATTAGGCCCAGAAGAAGATTATATGGGTGTTAGACAGTTAAAATCATTTAGAGCTGGTGAATACTTTAAGGAAGGGTTTAGCAACGCAAACAAAGATGATGTTGACGAAACTGTTGATATCTCTAAACTTAAAGGTGATGTTAAGATATTAATTGACAAAATGACCAACATGTTTGGTAAATATTTTGCTAAGTTAGACACGCCCGTTGAGCAAGCAGTTTTTTTAGCTAAAATAGGTCAATTAATAAATGTACCTATTGAGAAGTTACCACAAATTATTTCTTCATATAAAGAGTTGGCTAAAGACGACCCATCTGAAGCTCCTTTGACTGGTGATAGCGCAAAACCAACAACTGAATCTAGAGTTATCACAAAGAAAGAACTTTTAGAAAGTATTAGTGGTAGAAAAGTAATAAAAAAAGTAAAAGTAAAAGACATAAAATAATGAGTGATTACAAAAAAATAGCTGAAGAAGCATTGAGAAAATCTAAATTAGGTAAACAAGTTTCTGGTGTTAAACCTTTAAATGAAAGTGTTTTATACCCAGAAGGTTTGACTGAAAGAATGCACCCTCAACTTGAACTTGAATTGAAAGAGAAGAAACATTCGTTGCGTAAACACCCAATCTTCCCAGATTCTGAAGAACACAGTTTTGAAGAGTCGATTATGGGTGAAAGATTTAATGAGGTTGCGAAACGTTATAAAAGAGCTTTTGATTGCGATTCAATTGATAACAACAACCTAATAAGCGGTATGATGCCAATGGTATATGAAGCTATTGGTTTAGAAACTAAAAATAGACAAAAATTAGTTGAGTTGGCTATCAAAATGGTTAGAGAAGAGTACGAAATGGGTGAAGATGTTGTTGAAATCCGTGCTGAATTGACGGATAAAATAAACATGGTAGGTACTAAGAAAAACCCTAAGCCAATAACGTTGGAAATGGAATTTGATAATCATGATGCCATGATTAATGCTAGCAAAGAAGTTGCTAAAAGAAGATTCCTTAACGCTATGACGCAAGGGGCCGCTAAAAAATGTAACCACATGTTCCACATGGTTGACGATGAGTTGACCAACATTGAACCACGTTTAGCTAACAAATACTCTAAAATGATGGCTGCTGCTGATTATATGTATTATGTTATACCTAAAATGGATAACGGTGTAAGTGGTGGTGTTGTTAAGGTTGAGTTTCCAACCCCTTCAAACCCAAAAGCTGTTATACACGCACAAGCTATGGTGTTTCCAGTTCTTATTCATGAACTAATTAAAGGTGTTATGGAATTGCTATCAGCACACGGATTACCAAAAGATAGAAAAACTGGTGAGTATGTTGTTAATCAAGCAGATTACTTGGCAGCTGAACCTTGGGATATGAGATTGGGTCCTGGACTTTGGGGTAGATTTACCAATGCAATAGAACCAGATGATTTCCATTTAAAACACCATATCTACAGTGAATTAGCTGCGTTGCCAGTTGATGAGTTCAACGTTAAAATGAGAGAGGTTATGGCAAACACTAAAGAAGGTAAGAAAATCATAAAAGACATTGTTAATGAAGTGAACGGTGCATTGAAAGAGGAAGAATTCAACCAAGCCATGAACGAAATAAGCAACTACAATGAAGAAATTTCCGATGGTGATTCCGATGGTGAAGGTTTTGATTTTGATGAGCTTATGGGTGGTTCAAGGTCGGATGATTCCGATGGTGATTCCGATGGTGAAGATGGGTTTGATTTTGATGAATTATTTTAAAAATTAACACATAAATATTGGTAAAGGCTCCTTTTAGGGGCCTTTGTCATTTAAAATAAACCATTTTACTTGATTTCGGCATATTTATAATAAAAAAAGAATATGCTAACAACACAAGAAATATTTAAAGAGTACGCAAGGTGTCTTACGAACCCAACATATGCTATTGAAACATATTTGGAGACGTTTGATAAAACCCAAGAGGGTTTCGTACCTTTCAGACTATTTCCAAGGCAGAAAGAGATTATTAGTGCGTATGAAAAGCATAGATTTAATATTGTAACTAAACCTAGACAAGCTGGTGTATCAACAACAACAGCGGCATATATGTCGATAAAGGTTGGTTTTGCTGATAAGGATAACCCAGAAGCGATTCTGATTATCGCCAACAAGCAAGAGTTGGCTTTCGAGTTCTTGGCTAAGATTAAAGATTTTTTATCTCAATTACCTAGATGGGTTTGGGGTCACGAATATTATGGTAACCCTAAAAATGAATCTAAAACTATTTTCTTAACGGATTCTAAAAAAGAGATTAAATTACCAAACGGTAGTCGTGTAAAAGCGGTTGCCACATCAAAAGATGCTTTGAGGGGTTTTACACCTACATTCCTTATTATGGATGAGGCTGCTTATATTGACAACGGTGCCGAAGTATTCGGTGCGGCATTGACAGCTTTGGGTACTGGGGGTAGAGCAACACTTATTTCAACACCTAATGGTATGGATTCTTTGTATTACAAAACATACGACCAAGCCAGAAATAAAAAGAACAATTTTAATATCATTGAAATGAAATGGTATGAAGATTTGAGGTATAACAAAGACCTATCTTGGATTAAAGGTGATGATTCTGAAAAAGAATATGAATTTACATTTGCTTCTTATAATGCTCGTATAGCTGAAGGTTGGAAACCTACATCATCATGGTATGATGAAATGTGTAGGGGTATGAACAACGATGCTAAAATGATTGCGCAAGAGTTGGATGTATCTTTTATCGGTTCTGGGGGTAACGTAATAAATGAAGAATTTATTGAATACCACGAGAAACATAACGTAAAAGAACCTAAATATACCAGTGGTTTAGAACAAGAAACATGGATTTGGGAAGAACCACAAGAAGGACATCAGTACATAATGGGTGTCGATGTATCTAGGGGTGATGGAGAGGATTCTTCAACAATAGTAATCATAGATTTTACAACTATGGAGCAAGTAATGGAGTATCAAGGTAAGATACAACCAGATTTACTAGCCCAAATAGTTGAAGAGTATGGTAATCTATACAAAGCTTATACAGTTGTCGATGTAACTGGTGGTATGGGAGTATCAACAGTGTTAAAATTGTTAGAATTTGAGTATAAGCGTTTACATTACGATTCTACAAACGGTAAAATTTTATCTGCTAGACAAAGAGAATTATCATCTTATGATAAAGGTAATAAGATACCAGGTTTTCACGCAACAAACGTTAGATTACCAATGATTTCTAATTTGGAGTATAACATTAGAACCAATGGGGTTAAGATTCGTTCATCTAGATTGATTTCTGAGATGAAAACGTTTATTTATAAAAATGGTAGACCAGACCACATGGAAGGGTATCACGATGACTTACTTATGTCTTTGGGTATGGCTTTGTGGGTTTTGGAACACTCATTTAAGAATCTGGAAAAATTAGAAAAACAAACAAAAGCCATTTTG